ACTCAAGGTAAGATCAACGAAACTCGTGTTTGCCGTAGCACCAGAAGTCACCTGCGCGTTAGCAACGGCAGTGCCGGTGCCTCCCGCAGCAGGATACAGCGCGACGTTAGCGTTAGACGCTGCGCCGCTGAAGTTTGACAGCGTTACACGACGAACAATGTATTTCGATGCCTCTTGAGGAACGAGAGTGGCAACATCGCCAGTCGCAGCCAGGCTTACGCCCGTTTGCGATGCCAGTCGATAGTTGCCAAACTCATCCGGGTATGAACGTCCTACTGCATTTGCGTCCATGACCCCTCCTTAGGCGTAAGTTTCGCCAGCAGCTTGACCGCCGTTAATGTCCAGCATGGTCACGTTTGCGTTACCGCTGCTGTTCTTCACGTAGACGTTCACGCCGTCCGAAATGACCACGCCGCCAGTGTTTGCAGCCATCACAGTAGCGTTGGAGCTACCGTTGTTAGCAAGCACAGTGACGTTGGCCGAGGGAAACATTACATAAATACCGGCAGGAACCACTGTGCCGTTGCCAGAATCCACAGCCGTTACAGTAACGGTCTGGAAGTAAGCGCCAGCAGTATTGGTGGTTGCACCGGCAAGAATGATCTTGTTAGTAGCAAGTGCCATGTTTGTTTCTCCTTACAGGCTCAGAGAGTTATAGCCGGTAACTTTCGTCATGGCCTTCGGTTTCGTGTTGACGAGTTCAGCAATCATCAGCACGGCACCAACGTAACCAATCTGGAAGTTCGGCAGGGTGGACTCAAAGCCAGTGAACGCAAACGAAGCCTGTTCATGGATATACATGGACATATAGTTCGTGTTCAGCAGGTAGAGCGTTCCTTCCGGGCAATACGGATCAGGATAGATCGGCACACCGGCAACCATCAGGGCGCGGAAAGCAGCCTGGGGGCCGTTGGCTTCACCATCAAAACCGGAGCCGGGGGTAATCATGTATTGCTCTTGACCAACGTAGTCTTGAGCCAGCAGCGTCCAAGTGCCGAAGCCGCAAACACCAAAGGTCGGAACTTCAGCGCCGTTTTTCACGGTGCCGCTGATGTATTGCAGCACGTTCTGACGGGTCGGGTTGACCGAGCCAGCAGCATACTGCTTCGACTTCCACCAGGTGTTCGTGGAACGGTTGATGTTGCCGTAGGTTGCCGTGCCAGTGCCATCATCAACGGCGGCAGGCAGACCAATGAATTGCTGGTTGTTCGTGGTGTTGGTGTAGAGGGCCGTTGCCATCGAATCCATCATCACGTTGGTCGCATCGTTCATGCGAGCCTCGATCAGGGGGATGATTGCATAGTCCTGCTGCACGGCACCCTCCATGCCGAGGAACGGCACCGGAGAAACCAGCAGTTTCAGGTTAAATTCGGCGTTATACGCACCCTGTTGAACCGAGGGTTGAGCGAAAGAGCCGGAGTAGTCCGACCATTGCGCGTTCACGAATTGCGAACCCTGCACCGGAACCGTCACGCTCGACACACCGCCAGAAGCAGTCTGAGAGTTAGCGATCAGCGCCGCCATCAGGGGCGTAGAGTTATAGATTTGAACAACCAGCTTCGGGATAAACGCACGGCGAGTGACGTAGGTCAGCTCGTTGTATTGATTAGTACCAGAAGCCGGAAGAATACCGCCGCCAATAGGCATGATTTACCTCCGAAGTTTTAAAAGCCCCTTACAGCCCAATGGGTTTAGGATTCTTGCGAAGTTCCGCAAGAGCCAGTGCCGCGTTTTCACGCGCAGCACCCACTGGATTTTTCATATAACCTTTAACATCCATACGCGACATCACAGGCTGCGGATAACCAGGTGTAGGAACAGCGGACTGTTTCATATACCGGAAGTAGTCGGCAGCAGTTTCGTGATTTGCAATCCCTTTTTCAGTCATGAGCTTTTCAATCTCCTGAATTTCCTCATCGGATTGAGCGTAGCCCTTTTCCTTTAAGGAATTGCGTCGTTTTGAGAGTTCTTCACGCACTTCACGCTGACGCAGTTTGGCTTCAAGTTGCTGAACCCGATCCTCGGCAGCAGATGCACGTTTATCAACCGCTTCTTCCATTTCAATCTCAGGAACTGGCAGATCAGGCATTACCTTCTTTGCCAGCCGCAGGTAATCCTTGCGAGTAGCAGGATCTTCTGCAAGTCGCTTGGAAAGCGCAGCGAGTTCTTGGATTGCTTCGGGAGAGTAGTTTTCAAGACTCATAATCAGCCCCTTATCTCAGTCTTAGTAAACTTTTTTCGTGTCGCCAGGCTTGCTCATGGTCATGCCATTTCGCTTGCCTACTTTCGACCCATTATCCAGTCCGCCAAACGGCTCAAAACGAGGCGTATTGACGATCTGGCCGTTTTGCTGCGAATTATCCGTCGGACGACGGGGTTGCAGCGCACCTTTCGGCTTGAAGAGTTCCATTAAATTCTCCTTACATTGGAAGAGGGGGCGCGGTAGTACCCGCAGCCGGTGCCATTGCCATTTCCCTCTGCGCAGGCGAGGCACCACCAGCCTGCGGCAGAGTTTGAATCATTTGCAGGATTTCAGCAGGTATCAGTTGCCGCGTATCAGCCTCACGCTCACCAAAACTCATCGTGATGCTACGCACAACATCTTCCAGCGTCTTAGCTTCTTTAGATTTTTCAGGGAACATGCCAATGGATTGTTGCAGCATGTCCAAGGCCAACATTATGTTAAGTCGCGCCTTCTCTTGCTCACCAGCCTTCGGCTCCGGCGTACTCATCGGGGAGGCCATCGGTGCAGTAGTTTCGTTCTGCTCAAAAATAGGCGTAGTTTCAACATCAGTAGCAGCGTCTTTCTTCGCCTTGCTACTCTGTTTCATCATGTCCATTACTTCTTGATTATTTACAGCCATAAACTACTCCTGTTTTCCGTAGTGAAACGCCATTATTCTAAAAAGTCAAGTAAATGCTAACTAACTTCTTGAGCCGCTACGGGAAGAGTTGTTCCGCACACTTGCTCCGCGAGGCTGGTAACGAACGTAGCTCATGGATGGTGGTGCCTTGGATTCACTGATATCGCGTTGCGTTACCCTGGGCTGATCTCCAGATCGAATCATTGACTGACTGTTCATTGATCCTGAGTTCTGGTTCATGCTACCGCCTTTAATTGTTGAGGGCTAAGTTCGCCCGTAACATCAAGATTTTGCGGGGTTTCTGGCCCCGCAGGTGTTTGCGGCGCAGGTGCCGCAGCCGCCTGCTGTGCAGCCTGGTCAGCAGCCATCTTCTCAGCCCGTTTAATGTCCTCGATGAGCATTTCCTTCATCGGAACATCCATCAGGTCAATCAGTCGGCTCTTAGTAATCGCACCGGCGTTGAACAGATTAAACGCCAACTCCCGCATATCTTCCATAAAGATCGGGCTATTAGAGTGAGCGTCCACTTTCACTACAAAGTTCGGAGTAAACTGTGCAGCAATAAACTTATTACCATCAGTGTCAACATACGCAGTATCGTCATACACCTGCATCATTCGCAGGTAGAGGGTAGCTACTTTCTCCAGGCTATCCTCAACAACCATAGCGCGTTTCTTGGCGCGGCTAGAGCCTAGACGGGCAAGCTGACTTGCATGTCCGGCAGAACGAACGCCAGTTTCGCCTCGACCTTGAAGCACAGAGACAATGCCGGATGCTTCTTCAAACATCCCGTCGATTGCGCCGATCTCTCGGAACAAGTCATTTGGGATGTTGGGTGAAAACTCTTCCACCTTGGCGTTTGGCATGTCTGAAGCAATCATGCCGCCAGCGCGATTCAGGGCAAAATTCTTTTCATCCAGAATACCCGTAAAGCCCATCATGGCTTTGGGCGGGTTTACTTGCTTGTCCAGCAGCTCAAGAATCTGGCCTGTGCGCTTGTTCCTCATGTCTTGCAGAAACACCAGTCTCTGCACTTCAGACTGGCCCCAATAGTAGTCATACTGTGGTGACGGGCAGATTTGCACAAACGGCTGCTCACCCTTGAGGAAAAGACTTTCCGCAGGACGGTCATAAATAAATACTTGCGGGTCAGCAATGGTGACGCAGATGTAGTCATTGATCTCGTCATCAAAAACCCACAACTCATACATTTTTACCGTGGGTTCACCAATGCGAGGCACATAAGTATTTGTGCCAGCAAGACTCATTTGCACGTTACCGTAAATGGTCGGGCTGATTGCAGAGGTTACAAGTCGCTCAACACCCTCTGGATATTCCTTGGTGTTTTGTTCTGCCAATGCAATGCGGCTGATAATGTCATCACGGTTTGGGTGCGAGTAAAGGCGGGAATATAACTCGCTCTTTGTCATGAAGTATTCCTGCACCATCGCCTCTTGGCGATCCGTGTATGGAGTATCTTCTCGCAGCACACCAAAGACACCAGGCTCAACCATGTAAGGATGAATACCGTTGCGCCAGATCAGTTTTACAAAAGCACTGTTATAGCAAAGCGCCCAATTCAGTGCCTGACCAAACACTTGATCTGCATTGCTATTAAGCCAGTAGTCATGCAGCGCCCTGGTCAGGGCAGGAATCATCTTGTGATAAGACTTGGATTCAGCAGCACCGATATTGATTGAAAACCGCGTCGTATCTGCGGAATACATAAAAGCAGATAACTGGTCAATATGCGGATAAATTTTATTGAAATGCGCCGGAGATTCGCTTTGACCTGCGCCATGCAAATAATAAGAGCGCAAGGTTGAGTAATTCGCCATGCGCTCATTTTGTGATACCAAACATTTTTGCAGCAGGTCAGAATAAAAAGCCTGCCGATCAACAGGTTCTTTTGGGATTCTCATTTTTGAATTTTCAATCCTTCATGGTCGGCCATGTAAGAGCCAACTTTAGGGCCAGTAAGTGATTGCCCACTTCCTTTTACGGCCTGCATACCTGAAACCATTTCACCATTAACAGGTTTCAGATTGTAATTTCCAACTTCAGCAGGCGAACCCCAACGCGGAGCAAAAGGATTATTCGGCGTTGCGTAGCGCGGCGGCTGCGCTTCACCTTCTCTGGTTGATTTAATATCACCCATCTTAAAATCCTTCGCCAAACTCTTCAGAGTGCTGTCATTATGCTTGGTTTTATCGCTTTTTACACCAATAGGCTTCAAAAATACAACAGAAACGTCAGAACAGCCAGCAGGACATACGGCCTCATTCGATTCAAAAAAACCATGCACAGGGCACTTGTAATCCTTTAAAACAGCCATTTTGCTCTCCTATTTAAGTATTTTCTTATGATTAAATGAGTATTTGTTTACAATTCCAATACGCATCTTTATTTCTCCACCTACACTTTGCAATCCCATGCTTCTAGCCATTGCTGGACGCTGCTCTTCCTTGCGGTGATAGCCCACACTTTTCCTTCCAGCGATATCTCGGCGTGGGCCAGCCTCTCCATTTTCCAGTGCAGTCAGTGCGCGTGACAGTTTCCGCTGGATGGATTCGGTCATTGGCAGTTCTTGCTTGTAAACACGGCGAAAATGGGCGTAATCAATCTCTGCAAAGTCCGTAAATTGATACATCGTAAATCCACGGTTTCTATTCAGATACATTGCACTAATTCTGTCAATAATCTGCTGTTTTGTGAGGAATTTCATCAAAAACCCAGTGCTTTTAGGTAACTTGACACTTGTTTCTGCACTTGTTGACCACTTGCGCTGTCACTTTCATCAGGTTCGACCTGTTTTTTGTCTCTTGTGAGGCGCATTTGAATCAAACGGGGCTGAATTTGCTCTGCATAAGCAGCCGCAGCCAGTGCTGAAGCGATAACTCTGTCA